AGGCGTAGGGCGCGTGCAGGTGCGTCACAACCAAGCGCGGCACCTCGGTCGCGTCGGTCACATCGCCGCGAATCGCACGCGCATGCACCTCGGCAAGCGCGTCATGGAGCGACTTCCCGTAGCCCAGCGCCTCGTGGATCGGCGCGTTGAAGCCGTAGAGCACACGCAGCTTGAACTGGTAGGGACACTCGAAGAAGTACTTGAGGTCCGAGAACGAGAACACGACGTTCGCGACCCCGGCGCGCGGTTGCGGCGAGAGCCCCTTGCGCGTGGAGTAGTCGGGCGCGCGGCGCTTGACATACTTTGAGGCGAGGACGTCGTTCCAGAAGTCGGAGGCCGCCGCGTAGCGGTTGTTCTTGCCGGGGAGGGGCGCCCAGGTGAGGTGCAGGAACTTCTGACTCCGCGTCATCGCAACGTAGAAGAGCCGCCGCTCGTCCTCGATCGTACCCTCGAAGCGCGTCTGCCCGCGGACGCCGGCGCGGGGAAGCAGATGCCAGACGTTGCGGCCTCCGATCCGCGCCGCCGGGAAGCGGTTCCGCAGCAGCGCCGGCACGAACACCACCGGCCATTGCATTCCCTTCGCTTGGTGAATCGTCATGATCCGGACAGCATCGGGGTTCGCGTACTGATTGTCCTGCCAACCCTCGGGGTAGGCGTCCTCGGCACGGTGCTGGAGGAAGTCGGCAAACGAGCTGTACTTCTCCACCGGCTTCGACTGGTAGTGAATGGCTTCGAAGTCCGAGATGACTTGGCTGAACTTGCCAAGGTTGTAGAAGATGACCTCGCCCCTGCCGCCGGGGATCAGTTCCTCTCGAACGCCGGCCTGGTCCAGAAAGGTCAGGAACACGCGCTGGATCGAATACTGTCCCCAGCGTTCTTGGTCGGGATTCGTGAGCGCCGCCTTGGCACCGGCGGCGCAGGCGATCGCGTGCTCTAACGCAACCGGGTCCAGTCCGAGACCGGCGGCCTCCCAGGCGACCTTCAGCGCGGCCTCGTCGATGCCGGGGCGGTTTGCGATGAAGTAGAAGAGCTGGCGGGCCGCCTGGGCTTCGGTGGTTCCGAACAGGTTTGTCATGCCGGTGACGACGAACGGGATGTGGGCGGCCTGAAGCGCCTGCGTGATCGGCTCTGCGTTCGCTTTCACGCTGCGCAGCAGGATCGCCATATCGGACCATGACAGCCCGCGCTCACCCCTGTCCTCATTGAAGGCGACGCCCCGAAGCGCCTGAATCGATTCCGCGATATACCGCGCTTCGGCGTCTGGATCACTGAACGAAAGAGCCACGATGTCGCTACTTTCGTAGGGCTGCGCCCCCGTCGGCTTCATCGCCTTCGCGAGGCGCGCGCCGTTCTGCTCGATGAAGCCACGCGCCGTCTCGACGACGCCGTCGCTCGAGCGGAAGTTCTCCTCGAGGGGGATCTGCTCGACCTCCGGGTAGCGCATCTGAAACGTGAGGATGTTCTGCACGTCGCTGCCGCGCCATTGATAGATGGTTTGATCGTCGTCACCGACGACACAAATGCGCGCGCCTAGGTCGAAGAGCGACCAAACGATCGCCTCTTGGACCGGATTAACGTCCTGGTATTCGTCCACGATCACGTACTTGACGCGCTCGGCGAGACGCACGCGCACTCCGTCGTCGTTGGTCAGCAGGGTGACGGCCTCTTCCAAGATTGACGAATAGTCGAGGTAGCTCTCCTCATCGAGCAGGCGTTCGTAGGCTGCGAGTCCGTCGAGGACGGAGCAGCCCGCGAGTTGGGTCTCGTCCCTCTCGGCCTCGCGGAGGACGGATAGCGCCGTTACGTAGTGGGCGGTATCCTTGTAGCGCCTGAGGGGGACACCGTTGAGGTCTGTGGAAGTGGTCAGTCCGCTTTTGCTGCTATTGCGATCGACGAAGAGCCCTTGCTGGACCTCGTTCAAGACCTCGAACTTCAGGTGCTTCGGGGATTCGGACTTGAGGAGTTCTAGGCAGAAGGCGTGGATCGTGCCAACGAACATCTCGGCCATTCCCGGGACCTCTCCGAGAGCTTCACGGGTGCGCGTAACGATCCGCTCCTTAAGCTCGGCGGCCGCCTTGTCGGTGAAGGTGAAGGCGATGATGTGCCGAGGAAGCAGCGAATCCCATCGGCCTGGAGTTAGCAGGTGGACGACTCGCCGCGCCACGACCTCGGTCTTGCCTGAACCGGCGCAGGCGATGAGTTGGAGGCTGCGGCCGTCGTGCTCGATGGCGCGCTGCTGAGCATTGGTGAGCTTCACACCACGCCCCCTGAGACAAGGAAGTTGAGACCTATCCCCGAACTCAATTCCTCAACGCGGATCTCGAGGATAAAGGCAGCCTTGACCTTGGCGCCTGACTCGCTTCCATTCTTATTTTTCCCCCTTGCCACTGTGCCTCCCTGAAGGGCGCTTCTCTTTCCAGCATCAACCGGTGCGGTGATCCGATTTTTCTGTCCATCCCGAGACGGGACGGTCAGTCGTCAGCCTTGACTATCCGCACACACGGAACGGAACTGGCAAGTACCTGCCCCCCGGCCGGAGGAAAGGTCGTAGCCTGTGGACAAGTGACGATACCACTAGACGTTCGGGGAGGCAGCAGCACAAGAAGTATCCGAGGCCCAAGTCCCAAGACCTCGAGCTTCAGCACGGCAGTAAGCTGCCCGCGCTCGGAGCCTTCGCGCTTTCATAACCCACAGGGTTACGACCGCACTGGAACGATCGTCGACTCGGTCTAGGTCGGCAGCATCGCGTCCAACTTCGAGCACATCCGCAACACCCTGGAGGCCATGCGTCCTCAGTCGGCTTGCGCATGCTCATGGCATCCATTCGACCGCCCAAGCGTCCCAGTCGATGTTCTGTATAGCTGCTTGCACACCAGGATCGATGGGGAGGGCAAAGTCATTCTGGAACCAGGCCACGATTACAGATGAGCAAGGTGCAGAGTCTGGCTTGCTGAGTCCCTCCGATTCGAATACGCCTATACAGATCACAGAGGGGAGTCGTTCGTACACGATTGGGTCAGAACGATCACGAGCCGGGAGCTGACGACGCTCCGGAGCGATCAGAAAAGGGGAGCCCAACCCAGAATGAAAGCTGGACGCCCGGTCCAGCGTTTCACGAATGATCTCGTCATTCCTCTCTCTATAGGGTCGGCCCGCGAGCAATCCAGCGTAGGTTCGGTACTGGGTGATGGAGTCTAGCGATATTGAGCGGCCTGACAGTAGCTGAAGTTTCATTCTTCCACTGCTCTGGCAGTAAGGTCTCGCGTATTGTCGCCTAGGCGTGCCGCGCCCGCATCTGCATCAGCAGCGCCTCCAGCAGGTACTCCGCCGCCTCCGCCGGGCTGTCCTGGCTGCGCAGCTCGTCCGCGAAGATCACGACCTCGCCCGGGAGCCCCGGCGACTCCTCCAGGTAGCGCATCGCGGCCTCCGGGGCGTCCATATCCAGCCCCAGCAGCAGGGACATCAGCTCGTCCTCCTCCCTGGACTCCACCTGGTTGTTTTCCAGCGCCCACAACATCAGCGAGAGCACCCCCAGGTGTTCCTCCGGGGCGACCAGCTCCGGGGCGGCCTGCTTCAGCCAGTCCAGCGCCGCCCGATTCAGTGGGGCGTGGTTGAGCTTCTTGAGTTGCTGAAATCGCTCGTTCATGCGGACCATCCTCCGAGGGATGGTAAGGACGTAATTGTGCGAAGCCCGATGGCTCACGCGATGAGCCTAAGGGATCGGAATTCCTACAATTGTGGGAGGACGACAGCATAGCGCCTAGGCGTAATTCCTCCAATAGTGGGAGGAATCCTTGGACGCCTCGGCTGCTTTCGGAAGGGTATTGCGTCGGCTACGCTTTGAGGCCGGCCTGACGCAGGAAGAGCTGGGGTTTGAGGCCGATCTGCGACGGACTTACATCAGCGTGCTCGAGCTGGGTCAGCAACAACCGACCTTGACGACGATCCTCAAGCTGGCAAAGGCATTGAAGCGCCCCGCCGGGGAGATCGTCGGACTTGTCGAAGCGGATCTGCAAGCAGGGCGGCGTCGGCGATGATTCTGAAAGAGTGAATCCGTGCGTGGCGAGAGCACACTCCCTCGGATGCGTATGGGGGTGCTCTGCTTCTCTGGCGCGGCATCTCGACCACCACCCGTCAGCCATAGAGCTTCCTTACGTTCTTCGCTTTCGGCACTTCGTCTTCTTCCTCCTCCTCCCTGAGTTGGAGATGCCAAGTGCCGCGCAGACGCAAGATCGCCATCGTCACGGTGTCCACCGTGTCGTCGTACTCCCCGTTGGGGAATTGCGCGCACTGGCGGATGACCTTGTTGGCCCAGGCGCGACGCATGTGCCACACGCAGCCCTGCTCGAACACCGCGGCCGCAGCGTGCGCCCGGCCGATCTTGCTGCGGTCCGGCAGGTAGGGCTTGACCGGCAGGCTGCCCCGGCGCAACTCCTGAAGCAGCGAATGGCCGGAGGCTTTCTTCTCGATCAGCACCAGATCCGGCTGGTACAGATCGAAGGCGTCCTTGGCTTGGCGTTTGAGCACCGGGAACTGCACCTTGTCCTCCCAATGCTCGAGCAGCACCGCGTTCCAGCGGTTCTTGGGCGGGTTCTTCAGGAACTCAGGCGGCAGCTTCTTGAAGTCCTGCGCGTGCCAGTCGAACACGCCCCAGGTGGTGCGCGCCGAGTTGTCGTCCTCCTCGCCCTCCTCGAAGGCGGTGTCGTAGCACTGCATCACGTACTCGACGATCGGCGGCTCTTTGAGCGGCCATTCGCGCCAGTAGGCGGCTTTCAGGATCGCGCCTTCCTCGGTGGAGGGCTTCTGCTGGTACAGCGCGTTCCAGTTGCGCGTGCCCTGGATGATTTTTTCCTGCGCAAACATCTCAGGCGTAAACCACTCCGGCCACAAGATGTCGCCGAGCGCCCGCTTCAACGGGTCCTTGCGCGCCTCGTCCTCGGTTTCGATGACCGCCGGCAGGCACACCACGTACCATCGCTCGCCGTCCTTGGCCGTGACCCAGCCCGATTCCCCGTTCCAGTCCGCGGGCAGGATGCGCCCGGCCGGATCATCCTCGTGCCAGCGGGTCGCGATATAGACGAGCCATGCGCCGGGCTTCATCCGGGTGCGCACATCACCCCGGTAGGTTTCCCACACGTTCCCGCGCTCGGTGTCGGAGTCGGCTTCTTTGCGGCCCTTGATCGCGTCGTCAAGGATGACGCCATTGGCGCGCCGGCCCGTGACCCCGGTGCGCATCCCGAAGGCGAAGTATTCCCCGCCCTTTTCAGTCGTCCACTCGCCGGCAGCCTTCGAATCCGGCGCCAGCCCGACGCCGAACACCTCGAAGTGCTCAGGCGACTTGAACGTGTTGCGCGCCCGCCGACCGAAGCGTTGCGCCAGGTCGCCGTTGTAGCTGCCCTGCAAGACGCACCGATCCGGGTGCCGGCCCAAGTACCACGCCGGGAACAGGACACTGCAATACGTGGACTTGGCCGAGCCCGGTGGCATGAACACCATGAGCCGCTTTATCTCGCCACGCTCGACCGCTTCGAGCTTGGAAATGAGCAGCCTGTGGTGTTCGGCCGGGACATAGCGCGCGGCCAGGGTGAGTTTTTCCTGTCCGGGAAGATCCTCGTCGCGCTCGACTTCAGACGGGATCATCAGTCCAGAGTAGACCGCGAGGCTGTTCCGTGCGCGCCGCAGTTCCAGCTCGCGCAGCACTGCCCGAGCGCGCCGCGCGTCGAACACGTGGCTACCCCGCCTTCTTCGCGGCCCTCGGCATCACTTTGATGATGCCGGCTCTCACGCCATCGGCGAGCAAGGCTCTGGCTTCCTCTTCCAGCTCGGCCTCGGACTTGTCTTTCAGGTCGGCAAATTCACCGGGCTTGCCTTGCTCTCTGCGCTCGACCAGCAATCCTGCCAGTTTTGCCCGCAGCGCCACGGCCGAGACGAACGCGCCGGCCTGCTCCGTCGCCCTTGCCAAATTCATGGCTTCCGCACACTCGTCCATCGCCTCTTTCAGCCCGTACCGCGCCTCGGCAACCACGGGCGCCCGGAGTTCTGCCAGCCTTACCGCGACCTTACCGTTCTTGAGTAGCTCCGAAGCCTTGACCGCGACGACTTCCGGCTTCATCCCCTCCGCGTCGTAGGCCCGCCGATACGCCTCGCTGGCGTTGCCGGTTTTGACATATTCGACGCAGAAACGCTCTTGTTTTGGTGTGAGTGTTTTAGCCATTTGTAAAGTTCCAGATAGCTGCGCACCACTGTTACGTAGATCTCGATGTCCTGCCGCGACCGCTGTTTGTCCGCAAGCCACTCCTCGAAAGGCTTGAGCGCACGCAGCCGGGCAACCACGAAGGCGCGCAGATGCGCCGGTCGCGTCGCCAAGCTCGCACTGCACCGCACGCCGGGCATGATGTCGGTATGCGGCGCCTGGTCGTCCAGGAGTTTGCACAGAGCAGTCCGCTTGTCTTGGGAACCCGGGTTTCCGGAGGTGATGGCAGCAAACGGTCCTTTTCTCATTTCCTGAAACTCGCAGCAAAGAAAAACAACGACGGGTGCTGGTGTTTGATTCAGCCCTTTTTCTTGACTCTTCGGCCAGGGCCGACGTCCGGGAACAACTCTGGCTCTGGCAGAGGCGCTGCGCTATTCGCTGTCTTCCGGCGCGCCTTCTCCGCAGTGGCAGAAGAATCTGAATCCATGAATTTGTACGGTTCGCTCACAGAAGAGTCGGTTTTCAGCTTGACACCTCGCCCGGGTCTATCCATCACACCAACAACAGAACCGGGACGGCGTCCGGCTCTTACAAGGTCGGCTCTTGCATGGATTGCCCTGATCTTTAAACGCTCCTTCGGCGCCACCGGCTTCGACTCAAGCGAGCGGCTCGGCCTCAGTTCCAACCCGCGCTTTCCTGCTCCTCTGCCTCCACCGCCTCCGTAACCAGCCATCTCCGTACCCTCCATGATGTGGCGGCATCACGCCGCTTTGCTGAGAGACCCGAACACTTCCCAACCGTACCGGGCGATCAGAATGGCCTCGACGCGGCCGTGATCCTTGACCCGGGAAAGGGGCGCGCTCGGGTACAACTCGATCGACTTGGCGCGCGCCTGCTCCTTGTCCGAGTTCAAGCCGAAACGCTTCTTCCAAGCTTGCGGCGTCACCAGCTCCAGCGGGTACCCCTCGGCAGCCACCACGCCGCGGATGCAGCCGAAGGTATCCCCGAGACTGAACACGCCGGCCACACCTTGTCCCGGCATGCTGGCGACCCGCTCGAGCACGACCAGGACCTCGTCCGACCGACCGCTGACCCGCTCTTTCAGCAGCGCCGACAGCCCGGCAGCATTCACCTGGCGCTTACGCTTGCCCGCGCCCTTGCCGCATGCCATCGTTGGCATGTCATCGACGGCCAGCAACCCGGTGTGGTCGAGCGTTGCGATCGCGCCGGTGATCCCAGGATCGATGCCAACGATCAGCACTGGATGACTTTCCGATGTTGAAGTTCGCGTTCGCAAAACCAGCAACGTGGCTTGTTGGCCTGCAATGGTCGCAAACGCTGGGAGACGTACTGCTCGGTGCGCTGGACGCAGCCGCAAACGCTTACGGCTCGCCCCCGCCGCAGTACGAAGTAATGCGCCGCATGGGATCCAGGGCGAACGCACCATCCGACCGGAGGAAAGTGGAGGATTCGCGCCTCGCGACCGGACAGGTGAGCAGGAACCAACTCGAGATGTTCTTTTGTCATGACGAGCCCCCCCGGCCCGAGATATGAGAGGCTGTGGTACGCCCCAGTGAGGTTTCGGCATATTCGACTGGTGCGTACCCAGCCATTTTGGGGGTTGCGACTGGCGCTTCCTCAGTGGCCCTACTGGTGCGTCCCCACCTCGGCGCACGCCGCTTGATTGTCCAGTGCGAGCGGCTGGTGTTCGTGATCCACTTCCGCCACTCGTCCGGTGCGATAAGTGTGGGCCGGGCGTCGTGTCGATCACGGTCTCCGGGGTCATCGATCTGGCGCCACCCGAGCGCGTACATCGCGGATAGTGGCGGGATGCGGGTGCCAGGGCGAGTCTGAACGATGAGGCCCCGGGCACACAGCTCGTGCAGCCCGCTGTACAACATGTGGGGATCGGTGACGCCGTAGTCGCGGGCTGTCTTCTCGGTCAATGTGAGGCTGCCATTGTTGTGGCCGGTGTACTGCGCGGCCAGCACGGTCAGCACGGTGCGTGCCGCATGCGGCAACGTCCGCCAGGCCATCGACACCAGCATGTCGGTGGGCAGCATCGCGAACGGCTGCGTTGTCTGTCGGCGGCGTCCCGTGATACGGGTCGCACGGTCGATGCGGCGACTAGGTGCCCTCATCCGGACTTTCTGTTCCTAGCAACACGAAACCAACGAAGCGCGCTTCCTGGGTTCCTGTATAGCGTCTAGCACCCATAAGGGGTTTGACCCTTTCCCCAGGTTGATCGGGCCGAGGACTTACTCCATTGCCTGATGGTTTTGCTCGGCCTGAGTGTTAGACGTGGAAGTTCGAATGCGCGATTTCTTGTAGCTCTCAAGCGCAACCGGGTCGTAGCGAACAGCCCGTGCTCCTACCTTGACGAATGGGATGGGGGGCGCGCCCGACCAACGTGCCCGCTCAAGGAACTGCGGGCTTACCCCAAGGAGATCTGCGGCCTCTTGGGTGGTGAGTAGTTTTTCCATAGCTGATGTCCTCAGGCCAATTGCTGGCCAATCATGACCACTAAGCCGCTGTCAGAATGCGTTGGGAAGCGGAAGAAGTTCTCAGCGGCAGCCCTCAGTACGCGGGCGGCTTTTTACGGACGGTTCCTGCAAATGTCAACTTTTTGCGCCACAAAGTTCTTCCCCTTGCCGCGTCACATCCCGCTTGCGCGAGCACTCGGTTGTGCAGGCTGCTGGAAAGTATTCCGGCTGGTGGGGTGCGGGTCCGGATGGCATCCTTGCGGCACCCAGCGAGCCCCCGGATCAACTCCGATCGACTGGCGAGCGGCTTACGAAACGTCCCCGGAGGAAGTGTTGATGAGCCGAGCGAAAGGTAGCGCACGCACTCCCCGGTCCCGTTGCGGACGATGCTACCCTTGACCCCGCCGGCGGCGAGGCAATTCACTTCGCGATCATGTCGTAGAGCTTGCCATCCGTAGTCTCGCAGACGCCCATCGCCGTGGATTGGCCGTACTGCATCTCGCATCTTATCCCGGCGCCATCATCTGCTTGCAGCAACTCCTTCGCGTAGTGCAACGAGGACGCAAACAGCCCCGTGGTCGTCATTCGGTACGGCGTGCCTCCTGCGCGCGGCGGTAGTCTTGGTTCCAGCGACGGTTCGCTTCGTCGTCAAGTTCGCGAAGTGCCACGGCCTCGGCGCGCGTGAATGGTCCGCAGTTCGCGCCATCGATGTCTTCCAGATAACTGATACCTTCTTCTTTGCCTACGTGCATGATGTAGCGGATCAGCAATTCCCTGTAGTCACTCTTCTTTGTAGCCATTCTTCCACCTCCTACTTTTGGTCCTGCATTGTGGTCAGGCGGCTCGGGTACGTCCTCCCGCTTGCCGCCACTCTTCGAAGCGACAGGATCGGTGCGGCAGCCTCTCGATCCTTGGGGCCCAAATCGCTGCTTCAGCCTTTCCTCCGCTTCTTCTTCAGCGGCGTTACTTCCGCCGCTGGCTTGATCTCCGCGGCGCTCAACAAGTAGTTCTCCAACTTCTCGACGGCTGGCCGCAGCCGCTCCACATCTGTCACCACGTAGTGCCTGCCAAGCACATCCCCGCTGCGGTCCTTGTGGCCCATCAGGCGCTTTGAGGCGTAGACCGAGACGTCCAGTCCCTCGAGAAAGGTCGCAAAGCTTCGCCGCAGATCATGAATGGTGTGCTTGACCTTAGAGGTCTTCACGACTTCAGCGAGCGCCTTCTTGGGGTCGTTGATGTGCTTCTTCGGATCGAGCGCGGAATGGAAGACCCAAGACGTGTCCTGCTTGGTCTCATCGCGCGCCTTCAGGATGGACAGCACGTGGGGGCCAACAGGGAGCGTCTTCGGCTCATAGTTCTTGGTCTGCGGGATCGTAACGGTCTTCGCCTTCAGGTCCACATTCTCCCAGCGCAGCTTCAATGCCTCCGAGCGCCGAAGCCCGAGGAAGAGGCAGAGCAGGAAGAAGTCCCGCATGGCTTCCCGATCCCGGCTCGTCTTGTCGTTCTTCAGGTTCAGGACGGCCTTGAACCATTCGGGCAGGTCGGTAGCCCTCAGGACGTTCTGCCGGGGGAGTTCCCGAAACCACTGTCGCTTGTGGCCGAGCGTCTTGACCGGATTTTCGGGGATCACGTCCCGGCCGTATTCGGCCTGGCCGAAGTACAGGACGCTTCTCAGGAAACGCATGGCCGCGTTGGCCTGGGCCTGGCCATGCCTGGCGCCGATCTCCAAGTGGCGCTTGGATACCGCGGCGGGGGTGATGTCCGGCAGTGACCGGGAGTGCCACGGCTTGAAGTAGTTCTCGTAGTAGCGTTTGTAGTCGGCCTTGGTCCGGTCAGCGAGCTGGCGATGCGCGAGGAAGGCCGTATAGGCGTCACAAAGCGTCGCTGTGGCGGTGGACTTGGCGCGAGGGTCTATACCCCGCTCCATGTCCTGAAGTACCTTACGCGCCTCCTGGCGGGCTACCTCGACGGTCATTCGGGGGAAGGTACCTACCGTCACCCTCCGGGTTCTGCGGTTGACCTTGGCCTCGGCGAAGAATGCCTTCGTCTTGGTCCCGACGCGCAGGCCGAAGCCGGGGAGTTCGGTATCCCAGATGAGTATCTGGCCCGACTCGGCCCGAGGTTGCTTCTCGACGAAGCCCTTGGTGAGCTTTTCCTGTGGCATCCTACTAGCGACCTGTCCTACTAAGTGACTTGGGTCGGCCTTCTTGGGCGTTAGTAGGCGTCTAGTAGGAAAGCGGTTTCAAACTCCTGACGACCCACGCATGCCCGCTAAGGCACAGTATAGGCGGGATTTCGGGGTCTTTCAAACTTAGTAGGATTCCATAAAACTCCCATTTTCGCATTCGCAATGCGAAGGTCGGGAGTTCGATCCTCCTCGTCTCCACCAGATTCCGAAGGCCGGGTTTCTCCGGCCTTCTTCGTCATCAGCTCAGCGATCAGAGAGCCAGGCGGTTTCGTCGAGCATGAAACCGTCGGCCTCCGCGCTGCTCACGCACTCATCCAGAGAGGGATGGCTCGCTG